CTGAAAAGAGACCACCTCTCTCATAAACGATCCCAGTCCAGGTGCCCTAAAGCCCCTGGAAAATGCGCGCATAAGACCACAGCAAAAGGCATCAGCGCAAAACGTCGCGGGGTGGAGCAGCCCGGTAGCTCGTCAGGCTCATAACCTGAAGGTCACAGGTTCAAATCCTGTCCCCGCAACCACACTTTCTAACAAGATATCAAAGGCTTAGGCCAAAGCAGGGCGCCCCACGGGGCGCTTTTTGCGTTGCAACACCGCACAACACATTCCCCAAAGATTCCAAACCCTTACGAACAGCCCCGATTCCTCCGTGCAACACCCATGCGACACGGGAAAGGCCAGATGTTCGCGTGAAGTTCCTTCGGTGATCCTGGTTGCCAGCCTGCCATCCGGTCTGCGACAGTGAAGGGGATGTCCCCAAGGTTGTGCCCTTCATGCCGATTTACGAATTTGCGCCGGATCGTATCCAGCCCCTGATCAAGACCACGTTCGGAGCCATGCAGTTGCACGAGCGTCGTGATCTGCAGCGACTGCTGCGCGAGAACATTGCCGTCATCGCGCCCGACACATTGGTGATCGCCGAGGAGTACGGTGAATGGGACGACTCGCGCCGCCGCATCGATCTTCTCGGGATCGACCGCGATGCAAATCTCGTCGTCATCGAATTGAAGCGCACCGAAGACGGTGGCCACATGGAACTGCAGGCCATTCGCTATGCGGCCATGGTCTCGACGATGACCTTTGACCAGGCTGTGGACGGGTTTGACCGGTACCTGCACCAGATCAATCGTCACGACGCTGATGCCAGGGCCGAGCTTCTGGCCTTTCTTGGGTGGGACGAGCCCGACCATGATCAGTTTGCGCAGGAGGTGAAGATCGTCCTCGCCTCCGCCGAATTCTCACTGGAGTTGACGACCGCCGTCCTTTGGCTGAACCAGCGCGATCTCGACATCCGCTGCGTGCGCCTGCAACCCTACAACCTTTCGGGTCGGGTCCTGGTCGATGTCCAGCAGATCATACCGCCGCCGGAGGCCGCCGAATACCAAGTGCGGGTGCGTGAAAAGGTCCGCAAGGAACGCGAGGCGCGGACGAGTGGTGCCGACTACACCAAGTATGACTTGAGGCTGGGGCAGCAGGACTTCCCGCGCGAGTCCAAGCGATGGGCCATCCTGCGGACGTTCAGATACCTCGTGGAGAGCGGAATCGCGCCTGAAACTGTTGCTCAGCATTGTGGTCCACGCGCCGGCCGGGCGCTTCGATCGGTGGATGGCGACGTCGGGCATGACGAATTCGTTCGTCTGGCAACAGAGTCCCGCGCCGAACTTGGGAAGCGCTTCGATCCGATCAGGTGGTTCTGCGGCGATGATGAACTGCTCCGTGTGGGTGGGCGTACCTATGCCTTCTCCAGCCAATGGGGCGGCACCGACTGGCTGGAAGCCATGACCAATCTGCGCGACGCGTTTCCTGACCGCGGGATCGTCTTCACGCCCGCTGGCTGAACCCGGTGATCTGCCTTGCCTTTTGACTTGGTCATAGCCGTCATGTCCGTGAAACCAACTCGGGGACCGCCATGCCCAAGACCAACGACGCCGCGCTGGACGCCTTCATCGCCGCCAAGACCGAGATCGATGCCATGCTGGCCCGGTTGGCGGCCCACAGCGCCGACCATTTCGAGACCAGCCCCGACGAGATCAACTGGGGCCATGTCGGCACACTGAACCATTTCCGCGCCAAGCTCCGCGAGATTGCCGACATGGCGTTCTGCGAGGGCGAACACGCCGTCTGATCAAAGCCCTTTCGAGGATTGGATACGGACCACGGCGATGCGCGCCGTGGTGCCGGTGATCTGGCGGTTGAGGTCGCCCAGCGCGGCCGCCATTTCTGCGTCGGTCGCATAGGTGACCCGCTTGCCGTCGTATTCGACAGTGCGGATGCCCTGATAGCGGGCGGCCATCAGGGCGTCGCGCCAGGTGGTGAGTTGGGCGAGGTCTGCCACGTCACGCGCCAGCGTTCTGGAACCAGCCCCGGTGGTCGATGAATCCCGCGCCGAAGTCCAGGATCACCCGGATTTCCACGCCATCCACATCCCAACCGGAGCGGCTTTCCACCTGCGGCCCCTCGTTGCCAGAGAGGTAGGCAAACTCGAGGCCGTCGATCTCGCCGGGGTCGGCGGTGACATACCAGCGGGTCGCGCTGGACAGGCGTGGTTCGACAACCAGCGACATCGCACCCGAGAAGGGGTTCACATCGGCGGCGGTGGCGGGTGCGATGGTCGCCAGCCACTTCTCTGCCACGGTCTCAAGCGCGGGTGGGACCAGCAGGTTTTTCGGGGTCACGCGGATGATGCGCCCGTCGATCCCCTTCTGGATGCGAAGCGCCAGCCGGGCGGCCGACAGGGTGGCATCGGAAATCACCGCGCCAGCACCGGCCTTGTTGCCGTGATCGACATGGAACAGCGCCTTGGTGTCCGACAGCGTCGGGCCGTTGCCGCTGTTCGCCTCCAGCAGGGTGACGAGGATCCGCGCCTCGGTCTCGGCGGCCCCCTGGCCCATACGGCGCGCAAGGTCCGAGAAGGCCCCGAGGTCGTCGTTCACCAGCACCTGCCGGGTGATGCCGATCTTTTTGGCCCAAGTCTCGATCTTGTAGGCTTCGCGGGCCTCGGCCATCGTCCCGGCCTTGATCTCGCCGTGCTCGTTCAGCTTTTCCAGCAGCGGTGCTTCGCCCAGCATGATCTTGTTCACCGACCGGAAATCCCGCGCCGAGGTCTGGCGGCCGAGGCGGCGGATGCCGGATGGTGCTGCCTGATACGCATCGCGCAGCACGCGGCCCACGGTGTTGCCGAGGATGATCGGAAAGTCGGAGGTCGTGTGCAGGGCGCGGGTGACGAGGCTGGCAGGCGACAGGGCCATCGTGGACTCGCCGCGCAGGGTCAGCAGTTCCTTGGCCATGTCCACGGGCGTGGCATAGGCATAGCGGCGGGCCGGTTCGGAAAGTTCGTGGCGCGGGTTGATGCGCGCATAAAGGGCCTCGCCCATCTGGCGCGCGCGCAGGGCGGGGTCATCTTGGCTCTCGCCAATCTCGACGCGAACCTGTTCGGTGCGGATCGTCGGCGCGCTGCGGGTCGCCAGCGCCTCGAAGGCGGCGCGGCGGGCCGTGTCGGCATCGGTCGCAGCGTCGATCTGGCCGTCGATCTAAGCTTGGTCCAACCCGGCAATGCGGGCGATGGAGCGGATTTCCGTATTGATCGCGGCGCGGGTCTGCGTCTCGGGCGGGGCCGGGGTGATGGTGGTGTCGGTCATGTTGGTCTCCATGCGGATATGTGCGCCGGGGTCAGCCGGGGTGGGGACAAGGGAAATCTCATGGGGCGTCCAGCGCACGGCGGTCAGCACCCGCGCGCCGTTCTCTGTGGTCTCGGCCCATTCCTCGACCGAATAGCCCACCGAGACATGGCGCAGGATCCCGGACAACACGTCCTGCCAGAGCGGTTCCACCTCGGGGCGCGAGGAAAAGCGGATCAGCGCCGTGCCACGTTGGCCATCGACGGCGGCGGATTGCACGCTGCCAAGCACATCGCGCACGGCGGATTGCCGGTGCGCATCCAGCACGCTGGCCCCTTGCAACCGTGACAGGTCCACTGCCTGCGGATCGAGGCTGAGGCGTTCCACATACGGGCCAGCCATGTCGCGGCGGCGCACCGGTGCGCCAGTGGACCAGATCACCTCGACGGTGCGATCATCGCGGTTGGCGCTGGCCGGGGCCACGTCGGCGCGGCGGGTCAGCAAGGTGACGGTGTCATTCATCAGGGACGTCCTCCTTCTGGACAGGCGGCGCACCGAAGCTCAGGCCCAGCGCATCGGTGCGCGCCTTGTCGGCGGCAATCTCGGCATCGACCTGTTCGGCGTCGTAGCCCCGTTCAGAAATCGCCTGGCGTCGGCTTTTGAGACCTGCGTTGATGGCAAGGATCTCGGCCTCGACGTCCTTCTTCGGATCGACATAGTCGAACTTGGGCGGCAGCCACTCGCAGCCGAGATAGGCGGCAGGATCGCGGTCGAAGTCCCGCGCGGGCAGATCGCCCGACAGCACCGCCAGCCGTACGAAGCGGTCCCAGACCGGGCGGCAGAACAGATGCACGACGACGTTGTGCTGCAACTGCTCGACGCGGCGGCGGAATTCGATCAACCCGGCGCGGATCGAGGAATAGGTCACGCCCTCCAGATCGCCGGAAACCAGTTCATAGGGCAGGCCCATACCAACGGCCACGGCGCGGAGGTGGTTCTTGACGAAAGGGCCGTAGGCGTCGCTCTCGGTCGGGTTGGAAAACCGGATGTCGGTGCCGGGCGGCAAGGGGATCAGGCTGCCGGGCTCCATGCCCACGGTCAGCGCGCCGTTGGTATTGGTGCCGGTCAGGCCGCCCGCCGTGCCATCCGGATCGGTGATGAAGCCAGTGAACAGGGCTGCGACCTTGGCCTTAACCAGCGCCGCATCCTCGAACTGGTCCAACTCGTGCAAACGGAGCAGGACAGGAGCCAGCCAGGTGATCCCGCGCAACTGGCCAGCCGCAAGCGGCTTGAACAGGTGCAAGCAGTCAGCGGCAGCCAGCCGCAGCGGTTCCAGCCGCAGGGACGTCAGCGGATCGCCGGGCCGGTCGCGCATCACCCAGTAGGCGGTGCGCTGCCCAGCGCCGTTGAACTCGATCCCCGCCCGAATGCGCGCGCCACCGCCGATGTCGCGGTGCAGGTCCAGCGGCACCTGGTCCCGGTCCAGCAGGTCGATGTGCAGGGGAACGGCAGGGGCGTCCGGAACGACACGCAGCCGTGCGAAACTCTCGCCACCCTCGACCATCGCGCGCACGGCCATGGCCTGCAGCCCATAGAAATCGGCAAGCCCACCGGGATCAGCATGGTCCGTCCAGCGCAGCCAGAGCACCTGCAGCCGTTCGCGCACCGCCCTGTCCGGATGGGTGGACTGCGGCTTGATCCCCGCACCGACGACATTGCCCACCAGGCTGTCGACAGCTGCCGCGACCCACGGGTTGTTGCGCGCATACCATCCTGCCCGCCGCGCTGCCGTGGTCGCGCCCGCCAGGATCGCCGTGTTCAGGCCATCGACCGTCCGCGCGCCTTCCCAACGACGGCCACCACCCGCAGCGTCAAACGCACGGGTGCCGGGGCGGGCAAAGAGGCGGTGGAGCAGGCTGCGCATGCGGGGAGAGTCGCACGGCAGGGGTGCAGCAAGCTATTGGGAATGTTCGTTAAAGATCGGATGGGGCTGTCGTGCGACGGTAATGCACGACAGCCCCGGAGCGAGCTTCAGGATGCAGCGGCGATCTGGGCTGCGGTCTCTTCCACCACTTCGGCCGAATAGACGGCGGTTTCGAAGTCGGTCCAGGCTTTCGCTCGGGCCGTTGCGGCTTCCTCGCGTTTCTGCACCCCCGAGGCGCGAGCGTCGGTCAGGGCCTGAACCATCTTCTGTTGCTCTGGGACTGGAGGCAGCGGGAAGGTAAGGCCAAGCAAAGCGGGCTTCGAGATGTTTTTCATCGTCGGGGACGTGCCGGTAAGCTTTGACTCGATCTGTCGCCGTAGATCGGGGAGGCGCAGTATCTCGGTCAGGAACACCGGATCAACCGGCGCGGGGTCCTTCGGCACCACGCGGAAAATCTTGTCGCAAAGCATCAACTTGTCTCGGGTGACGTCAATCATGCTTATCGCACCGACCAGCCGTGTCACGTTGGCGCGGCTGATCAGGATTTGTCCTGATTTGACTTCAAGGTAGGGTCGCGGCTTGAGGTGCTTGGGAAGCGCCTTGTTCTCGGTATCATCGAACGTGCCGAAGGAAACCGCGCCAAGTTTCAAGACACCCCACTCGTCGCCTTCTGCCTGTCGGCTGAGGCAATTCGGACTCCAGCCGTTTTCTAGATCTGCGATTACGTCGCCCAGCTTGACCATGGACCATGGCGATGTGTGGGTGGTGCCGCCGTCCACGATGCGACGCAGGATCCCTTCGTGGCTCCAGCGGTCAATGTCTTTGAAGTTCGCCACGAACACCGGTCGGTCAGGGAGCGGGGTGGAGGGGGTAAAGCCGAGTGCGGATTCAAACGCTAGGGCGGCGGCGGTCTCGGTCTCGGTGGCCTCACGCTCCAGCGCAGCCGCATGATCCTGCGCCGCACGCCAGGCGGCAACGATGGCCTGCTGCTCGGGCAGCGGGGGGAGGGGGATACGAAGGTCCTGGAATGCCTCGGGCGTGATCCGCTTGCGCCCGCTGGTGCCGCTGGCTTTGCGCCGTAGTGCCGCAATGAAGCCACCGGTGCGCAACACGAGTTTGACAAATCCGCTGTCGAGGCGCGCGGGATCGGCGGTGAAGACAGGAAACTCGGGCGTGATGACGGCCTTGCCGATCTCGGGCGGCAGCATGCCGATGGCACCGCTGCGCGCGTCGATCTTGGAAAACACGATGTCGCCCGGATAGGCGGCGAACATGGTGCCCTTGAAGGGGGCGGTGCGGTCGCGTGCGGAAATCTCGCCGGTCAGGTGCACGGTGATCGGTGTCCAGTCGCCGAAGCTGCCGGTGACGGTCACCACCTCACGCCGCTGCGTCATCAAATCGCGGAGCGGTGTAGGCGGGAAGTGGGAGTGTTGTTCGGCGACGGCTTCGGCGGCGATCCAGGGCTCGAGAGCCCTCCACTGACGGATCAGGCAGCGGAGGGCAGGAGAAAACCCGGGATATGCGCGGGGTCGGCCCCTGCCTCCAGCCATGTTGCGAAGGCGCGGTAAGCTTCCCGTAGGGCGGGCAATTCGTTGGGCACCAGTTCGCCGGTGTCGCCGGTTGAGGTGATCCCGACCGTCTTGGGGGCGGCCACGAATACGGGATAGTCGAACACCTCGCGCAGCGTGGCCCAGAGGGCGGCATCATGTGCGGCGTCGATGGCCCGCAACCCGGCTGTCAGGTCGCGCCAAAAGGCGTCCGACTGCTTCTGCCGAACGGTGTCAAACGCTGCCACATAGTCGCGTTTCAGTTGGGTCGCCTTCTTGGCGTCCTTGGCCGTGCCCTTCCATGTCGGCTTGGCAATCTTGGTGGACCCGATCCCGCGTGGATAGTCGGGCTCTGGCCCCGCTGCCCATACCGGCGTGATGCGTTCGATCCCCAATTTTGACAGATCAGCAAGGATGCCTTCGATGTCGTTGTCCTCGACTGTGATGGCCTTGCGCCCAATATCGGCGCAGGTGGCGTCGCGCTTCGCGTTAAACGCGGCATCATGGGTGGTGTGTGCGGTGGTCCATGCGGCTTCCCATGCCGTCTCGTCCGCTTCGGTGAAGCGGCGCAGGAACACGAGAGACGCCTTTACAGAAGCCTTGGCTGAACTGAAAGTTTCTTCTGGCAGGCTGACCACGGCGAAAATGTGGGCCTTGCCCTCACACCAGCGGCGCAGCCAAGTCAGCGAGGGGTTGTTGAGGTTTCCATCGGGCAACACGATGCCCATGCGCCCGCCCGGTTTCAGCAGGTTCAGGCAGCGTTCGACAAAAACAAGCTCTGTCGCGCGGTTCTTCTTGCCCTTTCCGATCACAAACAGGTCGAGGATGCTGGTCCCCATCGCCTTCTGCATGGCGGCATGGCTTTGCTTCCAAGGCTCGCCATAGCGGGACTCGCAGCGCCGAAGGTAGGAGTCTTCCTTGGGGACGCGGGTTTCCTCGCTGCCGCCGACCTTCTGGTCGCTGCCGACGTTCGATCCGAAGGGCGGATTGGTGATGACGATGTCGAACCGGCCGGGGAAGATGCCGTTAATGTCGACCAATCCGTCATGGTAGTGGATGCCGCCGTGACCATCGCCGTGCATGATCATGTTCATCTTGGCTGTGCGCGCGGCGCGGGGTTCAGCATCGCAGCCGAAGATGCAGTTCCATGCAAGGCGGCCGACACGGGTGTCGATGGGCTTGTTGTCATCGCCCGAGGGCAGAAGTTCGACGTTCAGTTTGGCGAAGGCATCGTCGATCTCGGCTTCTTCCTCCTCGATCGGCAGGCCCTTTGCCTCGATGTCCGCCTGCACCTTGTCCTTCTGCAGTTGCACGTCGGCCGAAATGGTTTCACGGACATGTTCGAAGGCACGGATCAGGAAGCCGCCCGAGCCTGCGGCCGGGTCGCAGAGGATTTCGCCCTCTTTCGGGTCAAGCATGCTAACCATGAAATCCACGACCGGGCGTGGGGTGAAGAACTGCCCAAGCTCGCCCCGGAAGGTGTTGCCGAGGAACTTCTCGAAGGCGAGGCCCTTGATGTCGTCGCCGGTCTTGGACAGGTCGAAGCGTTCCAGTTCCTTGACGATGCGGCGGAACGTTTCCTCGGAAATCTCCAGCCGGTCTGTGGCCGAGAACAGGTCGTCGGCCTTGTAGTAATCCTTGGTCCGGTCAAACAGACCGTCGTGCACGGCTGGATCCGTGGACAGCCGCGTGGATGCGCGCCGGTCGAGGAAATCCACGGTGAAGGTGCCATGCAGGCCAGAGCGTTCGACATACATCTTGACGAACAGGATCTTGGAAATGGTGTCGAAGGCGCGGCCTGGGTCCATCTTGTGGACGTCGCGCAGGATCGAGTGACACTTGAACAGAAGGTCTTGGAATTCCTTGCGGTTGAAGACCCGGAGCTTGCTGCGGATTTCCTCGATCCGCTTGGCATCGCCCCAGTCGGATGCCTTGGCGATCTCGTTGATCTGCACGAAGTCACCGGGCGCGCCGGGCACCAGCTTGAAGACGGCGGTGAAGCGGTTGTTGGTGGCGATGAAGAATTCCGCCCCGGCTGACCGGGTATAGCTTTCGCCCTGATAGTAGTCGCGGAGGTTGATCTCAACGCTTTCGGCCTTGCATTCGATAACCAGTACCGGCGAGACGCCTGCGCCGCCCGCCGCTTTGGCAGGCGTTTCCCAGATCACGATGTCGGCGCGGGCGCTGCGGCTGCCCGAAATCATCCGCATTTCCTGCCGCATCTGCTCAAGCGCATAGCCATAGTTTTCGCAAAGGTGACGGATGAACTTCTGCCGCACCAGTTCTTCCGGCTTGCCGGTGCTGTCGCGCCATTCGGCCTTGAGCGGCAGCCAAATCCAGGTGCCTTCTTGGTGGATGGTATCCGGCGTGGCGGGCCAAGGTGTGGTTGGGGCCGTTTTCGGCTTCTTCGTTGTCGCCATCCTCAGTCTCCTTCACGAATTACTTTTGCCGCCTGGTCGTCGGGGTTGCCGAGCGATTTCAGGCGTTCAAACTCCTCAACAGCAAGCACGACAACCACCGGGCGGCCATGCTTTTCGATCACCACAGGCTCGGCGCGCGCGGTGTCGATCAGCAGGCCAAACTGATGTTTCGCGTCCCGAGCCGACATGGTTTTCATGGCCGCCTCCCCTGTTCGGGTCAGAATGACCATAAGAGTCCGAATTATCAATCGGTCATTTCATCCACGCTGATCGGATCACCGGTGTCTT